TGCTGCACCATCAATGATGTCATCTCCACCACCAAAGTCAATATTACAAGTACAACTTGCAGTAAAAGACTTCATAATTTCAGCACCTGCAGCAATCACAATTGATTCAGAAGGTACTTCTAGTAGTTGAAAGATGTCACCGTTAGCAATAGTAGCACCTGCAGTAATCATAGCATCAATGTCTAAGATTGCCTCCATAGTGCGTACTGTATTTCCTACTACAGTTGGAACAGCAAGAACGTCTGCACCAACACCTGCAGTAGAAGCGAGAGTCATATCAAAAGTAGCCATAAGTTATATCCTCCCTTACGCTGCGTTATATTTAGCAGTAACCAAGGCTTCTGGCCTTAGTATTTTTCTGCCGTATAAGTGCATACCACGAACAATGTCAGCAAAGCTGTCAGGGTCACGATAAGTTTCAGTCTTGCTGATTTGCTCCGCAGTTGCGACAGCAGAATCATGACCACCAACTATAACACCAAAGTTAGTAAGTTGGTTTGCAGTGCCTGATGTACCTGGACCTGTGCCTAGGGCAGGAAGGTTTGATGATACATATAGACGGAAACCATGAAAGTTATTGATAGTAAGACCGTTACGTAGTCCACCACTTTCACCGTAGTCTCCATTCATGAAGCGTGAGTCCTCATCAGAGAGTAGCTCCATAAACACTGGGTCAACAACAAGCCATCTACCTTGGGTATCAACTTGTTGTACGTCAAGCAATCGTTTCATTCTTGCAATAATCATTGCAGGTGAAACTGTAGCTGTTGGTAGAGATGTAGCACCTGGCATACGAGCAGTTACTGGGATTGAATGATCCCCTGCTGATGTTGTCGTAATGTTACCAAATGAATCTTTACGTAGCTTCATGCTTGTAAGCAACTCGTCTGAACCTGCAGAAGAAACAGACTTTGAACCATTTACTTGGTCATTTACTGCATCAGCTTTTGAGTGTAGACTTGACTGCTTAAAACCTGACAGATAGCCAAGAACTTCTTGGTCATACTGGTCAGCTAGTCTGTAGGCTGCACGATCCGTTGCAAGTTGCATGAAGTTTACATGTGAGTGCGCTTCTTCGATATCGTCCATCTTAAAAGCATAGTAGTTGCTTTTATCTACGACTAACTGAAAATCGTCATCTTCAAGATCTTGTGCTGTGATGTTTGTACCACGAGCATAAGCCTGAACTGAGATTTCTGGCTCCTTAATAATACGCACAGTATCACCTTGTGCGCTAATCTCTCCGAAATAATCAGAGTTAGTTATGTCTCCTACAGTAGCAGCCTTGCGAAAAGCAAGCTGTACTTTTTTGGAGTAGATTATTGGCGAAAAGTTACCGTTTGGTAAATTGCCATAACCTGTTGCGGTTTGAAAAGCCATGATTAAAATCCTCCATGATATTTGGCTTTGAGAATAAAGCTTAAACACCTGAAAGAGGCTGTACGTTTTCTAGGGTGCAGAGAGCATTCGGTTGCGCAACAGAATACTACTGGGCCTATACTTGGACAGGTAGTTCTTTGTAGTTTAGACTTTTGGGTTAAATGTATCTTTGAAGGTAGTCCTTACGGAGGCTTCAAGTCAGATACTGGTAGTTATATGCTTGACTTAATATATGTCAACCATTTATCTTGCAGAACCAGACATATCATAAACAAACTTGCCAGTACGCATAGATTCGTTTATTTGGTCCTGCTTTTCCTCAAACTCCTTACTAGACATTCTGGCTACATCAGACTCTTTTATTTGTCCTTGTACGCCTTTTGCGTCTACAGAAGTACGAGTTCCTTTAGCAACAGTAGATGCTGCAGCTTTTTTAGATTGTTTCTTAGCTGCTAAAGTCATACCGTTGTCAATTTTAAATAGATCAATCACACGTACAACTGACGCAGGATCATCCATGTTTTCGTAGAGTGCATCCTTAACCCACTTGGGTTGTTCGTCTGCCCAGTTGTGAAACTGATCTGATTGTCTTAGATCATCAAAGTCTTCGTGAGACTTGCGAATAACATTCTCTGACTTTATTCTTTGAGCTTCAGAGTGAGCCTCGTCTAACTCTTGTAAACGTGACTCAGCCTTGTTGAACATCTCTTGAGCTTTCTTAGCTGCAATAGTCTCAACAATACCTGCTACGTCTGGGTACTCACTTGCCCACTTCTCTATGTCTTCATCAGACTTAGGAGGAACAATACCCTCACGTTTACTTTTGTTTTCTAGAACGTCAAACTTTTCTTGCCACTCTTTTTCTTTAGAAGCTAAGTGTTTACGAATATCACCGTAGCGTTTCTTAAAAGACTTTTCTTCAGCGTTTAACTCACTGTCATTGTCTTCCTGTGCTTCGGTTTCCTCTGAGGTTTCTTCTTGTTGAGTATCACTCGTTGCTTGAACTTCGGAGTTCTCAGTATCATTGCTACTGGATTCCTGTTGTTCTTCCACTTCTTCACCACGAGCCTCTGCTTCTAGTCTAGCAATCTCAGCCTCTTCAGCCTCCATTTGCTTTTGTTTCTTAGCGTGGTTATATCCACGATCTACAAAACCTGCTACTTTAGGTTTTTCCATTGTAGTTAGTTCAGGCATTTAAAGTTCTCCTTTATGTTGGGGCCAGGAACCATTCCTGGGTAGCCTTATTGTTATTGTTTACTTCTTGCCCTTTTTATTCATTAGTCCACCTTTTTCAAAACCTGTAACTTTACCTGTTTTTTTAAATTCTTTAAGTTTCTTTTTAGTAAAGTCTACATTTTTCTTTTGCACTTTTTTAGCTTTATCTTTTTTCTTACGTCTAGCTGCTGAAGCTTTTCTTGCTTCGTTTCTAGCATCCTCTGCACTTTTTGGAGCAACAGACAGTTGAGATCTAGTTTCAGGTAAACTTCCAATTGGTATTGCTGTTGACGTACTAGATGTACGTCTGGTAGGTCTAGCTACTGGCCCAGTTGTTGCTGCTATAGTATCTTGTATTCCTTTTGCACCTCTACCTTTAGGTCCAACTTTCTGAACAAACTTTTCAAAATCGTCTGTTCCTTCTTTAAATACCCTATTACCAAAAGGATCAGTAGAGTCCTTAAATAAAGCTACATCTATGTTATTTTCTACAACATCTTTTGCTAATCTATCTCCGTTGATAAGACCTTTAGGCATGTATTCTAGTTTAGAGTCTTTAAGGAATTGTTGATACTGACTTTTTAATTTAGCTACCTCTGCTTTATCAGCACCGTTAGCCTCCATAATAATAATGTTAGCAGCAGCTTGAGCAGCGTTACTTGCATTTGAAAACGCTCCCATAACACTACCCTTTGGGGACTTGTTTAATAACTCAGATGTTTGTGATCCTAGAGTACCCAGTCTTACTCCTTCTTCAGTGTAATCAAACTTTTCCATCCAAGAATTAGGGTCTCCCTCTACCTGTGTTGTTGATCCACCACCACCGCCTGTTGTAGTTGGGGTTGGGATAGGTGTTGCAGATTTTGTTGTTGTGTAACCTAACTCTTTTAGTCTAGCTACTTCTGCTGCGTCTGCTTCACTGAGAGGCATGTTAAATGTTCTTATCTCTCCGTTAGGTCCATACAGTGTCATAGTCTCAGGTGTTGCAGGTGTGTCTGCAACTGGTGGTTGCTGTTGTGGTTGATTACCCATAAAACTAAAACCAAGTCCGTATTGACCAGGATCAAAAGTATTTATTGCAGGTGCAGGTGTTGTTGTTATTTCTGCACCACCACCTTGATATCCTTGTACCTGACCACCATCAGCCATGCTCTGCATTGGCATTTGATTCTCAACAGGATTAATGCCAGCTATAGTTGTGTTTCTTTTCTCATCTATAGGAGCAGGTCTAGGTTGGCTGTACAGTTGCTGTTGCTGTAGGTAAGGGTTCTGTACTTCACCACCTTCAGCCATGCCTGTCATCATTTGTCTGATAGCAGACATCTCTTGCTCAGATAGTTCCTCGTCATTTATAGGACCACCTGCAGGTACAGGCTCTCCACCTATACGCCCATTGGCTTCCATATCAGCTAGACCCATCTTAGCTTGATCTCTTAGATCTTCAAAGAACTTGACACCGTAGTATCTGACAACATCAGCAGGAACGACATACTCACCCTCAGAGAGTTGTGCAGGAATATCATCTCGTACTTCTTCTGCGAGAGAGCCAGGTGGTACTTCGTTTCCTGATACTGGATCTACGTCCAGATCATCATCTATTATTCCACCCTCATCCATGAATGCCATTTGCATTTGATCGTCCATTACTGCCCCACCTTCGTTAAATGTTCTAATACTTTGATAGACTGGATGCTCTTTACCACGAACAGAAATGTTTCCAATCTGAGGACCAATCTCAATCTCACCAACTACAGTAGGTCTAAGTCTTGGCTCTGTTTTTGAGTTAGGATATTTTTTAAGATTAACACCTTTAGAAAAATCTGTTTCTATTGTGTAAAAATGTTTACCCCTGTTTTCTACAGAAATGAGAGTTGCAATATCTTCCATTCCTTCAGGTGCTTTAGTCCACTTCCAACCTGCTTTCTTTTTAAACAAGTTAGTTTTTATTTGTGTCTTTCCTTTACCTACAGATCCTACTTCTTCCACGTTGTCATTAGACACTTTAAAAGATGGTTTACCTTCTGGTGAAATACTAAGTTTAGCACTTGATACATTTCTACCCGATAAAACTTCTCCTGTAGCAGGGTTTAAATAATCACCACCTTTAGGTCTTGATTCTTCTGGAAACATTCTTTCTGGTTTAGGAAAAACAGAAATCATTTCTTTATCTGTTTTTTTCTTAATAGCTCCTGCACCAAATGTTGACATTGCTGTAGGATCTATCTCGTACTGTTTTACTTTGTCAGCTAGAGCCTTGATACCTTTGGCTCCGTATTTACCTGCAACACCACCCATAAGAAGTAGACCACCTTCTATGGCAGCACTCTGACCTGCTTCTGTAAACTGGCTCTTTATATAATCGTAGTTACGTTCTTGTTCAGGCTTCATGTACTCCTGTACAACATTTACTATGTTTACACCTGAGTCGTAGAATGGAACTAAAGAAGACGCAGCCTTAGATATATCCTCTTCTAAGTTTCCTGCTTCTCCTACAAACTTGTCAGCCTCCTGCTGTGCTCCTTCAGCAGTGTAACCAAACATCTCCATTTGATCGCTAGTCTGGTTTAGGTCCATTCACTTCATCTCTCAAAAGTTTTAATCTACGAAATGCTCTTGCTTCACCCTGTAGCCTGTACAAGTCTTCAGACTTCATTGTTTGTTCTAGTTGTGAGTGAACAAATTTTAGTTTTTGATCTATAAGTTCGTTAAACGAATCCCATATCTTCTTATCATTTACGAGAAGTTTAATGCTCATTGCTATCCTTTAGCCTGTGTTACCAGTGAACCCTTGCTCTCCTGGTAGTGGGGCTGTTCCTGTACCTACTTGACCACCACCTGATCCTTGAGTGTCCTGTACTTGAGCACCTGCAGGAGGTTTTTGTTCTCCCTGTTGAGGAGCACCCTGCTGCTGTTGTGGAGCGTTAGGGTCTACTTGAGGTGGTGGATTATCTGCTTGGAATTTCTTGAGGATCTCAGCCTGTATAGCTGCGTCACCCATAGAGTTTGTAAGTTTGTCAGGATCAAGATCCATAGACTTAGCAATCTCTCTGATAATATAATCCATTTTTGCGAAAGGTGCAAGCACTGGATTCTGTACAACACCAAGAAATTGCATAAGTCTTTGACTACGAACCTCGTTAGCCATCAAGCTTTCAGTTCCTTCAGCCTTTACAGACAAGTCACCCTTTATGTTATTATCATAATCAAACTGCATATTAAAATGAAAGAAAGCCCTACCTATAGGGCCAAGAAGATAATCATCTATGTTCTTTACTACATTCCGTATGCTACCGTTGGCAGCAGACATGAGCATGGAAATACCAGAAGCAGTACGCCCCACACCCTGTATGCCTGTCTGACCATGAGCGAAAGATGGAAAGCCAGTTGATTCATCTGCTAGTACCCTTGCCTTATCAAACATCTGCATGTTCTCGTTACTTACGTTTGGAAACTTGGTTCCAAAGATAGCTTGACCAGGTGCCCCTCCCTGTCTCCTGAACACTTTGCCTGGATACACAGAGAGGTCTTGCCCTGGGACGAGGTTAGTCTCGTCTACCTCTATGAGTAGATTACCAGACAGTGCTGCGTTATCTACTGACATCCTCATAAATCCGTTCATAAGATTTTGTGTATCATCCATGTTCTCTGCAATACCTACCCCAAAGAATGAGTAAGGGTTTACCTCAAAAGGAACTGCGTAGTATGGTAAAATAGAAGGAGTAAATGGGTTCATTACAAGACGTAACACTTGTCCGTTACAAACCCATATGTTTACAGAAACCTGATCCTGATCTTTTAATTCTTTAGGAATTTCTATTTCGTATTCTTTTAAAAGCTCTGTGTCAACATATCCCCAGAACTCTAGTACTGAGTATCTCTCAGCCTTTGTTTCTTGATCAGCTTCTTCCATGACTTGTTCCCACCACTCTTTTGAGTAGGACTCTCCCATGCCGATAGCTGTATCAATAGCGTTTGATCTGAAGAAAGGTCTTTTCTTTAGGTTACGCATTTGAGATCTAGACATCTTGTGTCTCTCAACAACGTACTCTGCTTCATCCATGTTGTTAGCGTCAGGGTCAGGGTAGAAGTTCCAGATACTAACACTTGATGTTTGTGGTACAGTCTTAACTGTAGGCGTGTACTCACCATCTTCTGACCAAGAAGGGTACTCTTTGTCATACGCAAACGGACCCTTCATAATACCTGTACCAAACAAGGCTGTCTCAAATGCTGCTATGCGTAACTGCTTCCTAGCATTAGACTCTTCTAGTTGGTCATGTATTTTCTTTTCCATCTTTTTAGCTGCAATCATAGCAGGATGAAATGTAACTTTACTTGGAGTAGTTCCTGGACCTTCTTCTATAATATTTTGAACAGGCTCTAGTTTATTACGGATTGCTCCAAGTCTTTCTCGTAAATCAATAATTGTTTCACCAGGTTGTAGTTTTGTATCATCATCTGGTGAAGCACCATCAGACTCTTGAGCCTTACGCATGTTGCTG